TAGGGATAACAGAGAAAGCGCAGCAGTTCACTTATACCCTTTGCGGTAATGTAGATGCGTCTGTTTCTTTCTCTGTGTCAGCGAATGATATACTTTCTGTATTATCTTCTATTGCTCAGGGATGCAAAAACAACGCTTGCGAGTGGCATTTGTCATGGGAACACAAAGCGTTATACTTCGGTCAGATAAGTATTAACCTCGGTGAAGAAGTACCTACATTAAAGGTGCATGATAACGTACAGACGGCAAGCATCAGCGGTAATAAGGAGAATTACTACAACTGCTTCTATCCTCAAGGCTCCACAAAGAACATGTCTACAAAGGCACTTGTTGGCAGTGGAAACGTTGCCACGCTTATAAGGTTGGGACTTAACAAGTCTACATATCCCGATGGATGTATATACATAGATACAGACGGCAATATTACCACAAAGACAGCATTTGAAGCGTCAAATGCCATCAAACAGACATTGGCACTCTCCTTTGATGATATTTACCCCCATGTTGATTTGTACGTATATAATGTTCGTAAACATGTAAGGTTTCTAAGGAACGAGCAGACAAAAGAAGTAGAACTTGATAACAAAGGCAATAAAAAGACATATACAATTTGGTACATGTGCCTTGCTTTCCCATCTACAACACAGATAGCAGGAAAGACCATTATCAACACGACACATGACAAAGACGATAGCGGAAATATAATTACGCACTATTGGTATGATTACGAGATAGACAAAGCAAAGCAAGTCTTACAAGGATATACGCTAAAGGGGATATTCAAGGTCAACACCCATGCTCTAAGCAATGAATATGACGTTCTTGTACAGGCTTTGGTAGGGCAACCTAACGGGCAAGATGGATTTGAACTCCACTACCACGATATAAACAACCCCATAGAGCCAAAGCCAAACGAGGGAGATAGCGGAATATCTATATTAAAAGGCGATTACGAGATACTAAAATATCAAAGTGGGGATACCATCATTCCTACCAACGAAAGTGAAGGTCTTTATCCACGTGGCAAAGATAAGCCTGATTATACGTGTAACATGGTCGTACTGTTTAACATCGTTATGGGAGAATCTGAAACGAAGCTCGCACAAGACGAATTAGCAGCACGCACCATCAAGGAGATAAACAGACGGACGCAAGACAACAACAACTATTCTTTTGCATCCAATGCGGTTGCATTTGCTTCTCATAACCCTAACTTATATATAGGTCAGAAAGTCACCTTTGATGACGGCTTTGGGTATAAACTGAAGACACGTATCATAAAGTTAGTTACAAAGCTTGATTATCCGATTATTCAGGAGATAACCGTTGGCAATCAATCTGTAAAGGGTACTATCTCGCAATTAAAGGAAGATGTAAACAACATCCTATCGGGTAATTTTAGCGGTGGCGGTCTGAACTCCACTCAAACAAGCGAGTTAGTAAAGAACTATGTTGACCCACGGTTTCTAAGAAAGAATATCCCTGACACTGCCCAAGAGTTAATAACATTCTTAAAGGGTATCAAAGTAGGTGAGAATGGATATGGGTTTAGTGAACTCGGAGAAGTGCTTGCTAATGTTGTTAAAAGCAGTGACTTCCACGCAGGGCTATTGGACGGTGCAGGCTTTGGGATATACAAAGACGAATACGGAAAGTCCATAGCAGAGGTTGATAAACTCAATGTAAGGCAGAAAGCAACCTTTTCAGCATTGGAGTATAAACGCCTTGCATTTACAACGGGTGACGTTGGGTTTACCTCGGCAAGTGCGCACCTTTACGGTGTTATACCCCTTGACGATAAGGGAGCACCTATTGTGAACTCAACAACCTACTTCACATCAGCAGGTAGGCAGGTGCTTGTTAATAACGCACTTCTATCCTATAGCGTCAATTCAGGCGGAAAGACTGTAAGCGCATACCGTTGTTACTTCCTCGCTGATGATGGTGACAAGCGTATCAGCAACGATTGGAGGATAGGCGACCAAGCCATGTGCAAGACTGACAATCTTATATCACGCACAACGAGTGGTGCAGCTAACAGATACTATTGGCGGTTAGTGGTCAATAAAGGAACGGAAACGATAAACGGGAAGATGTATCACTTCATAGACCTTTCAAATATCCGTGGCACTGTTAACATTTCAGATGCAGCCCTACAAAGGGGTTATATCTGTGTGGGCTATGATACAAGCGTAGAGAACGATGTACCAATGGCAGAAGACGACCTTATACAATTAGGAAGTCAGACTGATACCGACAGGCAGAGTGCATATATCATCTATGTATCGGAGGGTAAGCGTGTGGACTATGCAGGTATCAATAACTACAACCTTACTTCACACATTGTAAGTGAGTTTTCTCCCAAGGGTACAACTGTACGTTCAGACAAATTCACTGTAATATCAGGGGCAGGCACGGGAATAAGCGCACCGATAGTATGTGATAGAGGGCAGTGGGTCAGCGGAACGATAGCAGGGCATTACGATAGATTCTCTTATAACGGGTCGCTATGGCTCTGTAACGTTGGTCTCGGACAGACCACCAATGAAGCACCATCCGAAACAAGTACAAAGTGGATAAAGCAGGTGTCAGAAGGTGAAGCCTATAGCCTTGAAGTGACTATTGAGAGTGGAGCGATATACAATTCACAAGGTAGCGTTGTTCTGTTAGCGACATACAGGAAAGGGAATGTAGACATTTCCAATACCATACCAAATACGGCATGGTCATGGATACGTACAAGCGGACAGAACACAGATGCAGCGTGGAACAACGCACATAAGAAAGTAGGTAGGCGGATAACAGTATCAGCAGCGGAGGTGCTTACAACGGCATACTTTGACTGCATAATAGAGGAATAACACATGGGAATAAGAGCAAGAGGGGGAATACCTCTCCACAACGTGAAAAACGGTGCAGACGCAGAATACTATCGTTTGCAGCCACAGAGTGAAAAAGCAGTCGTTGGAGTGGACAACGCACTGTATGTAACCCTTTCGTACATCATCGAGCACGTCAAGGGTGCGCAGGTGACAACGGAAGCAGGCAGCGCACAAGGCTATCACGTCACTGCACGTATGAACAACGGTGTAACTATCGCCATGACAAACGGAGCGGTGAACAGTGGTACGTACAAGTTAACGAACTACTCAAAGGCACAGAATCGTCCTGACTATGTTATCATAGAACTAAAGGACAAGACAAACAAGATCGTTGACACACGTACGGCGCAAATCATCATGGAATCATCTTCCTATGTTGACGTGGTGGGCGATTTACGTACAACGGTGTCGCAGCAAGGAGAGAATATAACCACTATCAAGCAGACCGCTGACAGTATATCCCTTAAGGTAGACGGGATAAAGAATGGTGTAAAGAACCTCATTAAAGGAGGGCAACTGAATAGAACATTCAAGACGTACGGGATAGGAGGAGACGATGTAATGATACCTTTGAAGCCCGATACAGTTTATACACTGACAATTTGCGGACATACAAACAACATTACACGTGCTAATGGGCAGATGTTACGTGCTTATATATTCAGAAAGGATTGGGCTTGGTCTGCGAATACGGATATTGACAATAACTCAGATACCATATCGTCCATTACGTTCAGTATACCTTCAGACAAAGCATCTATCGATGGTATGTACAAGTTTGATGCTTACCCTTTTCCCGATAAAGAAAGTCAAAACGGCGAGGTTACGGTTAATTGGGTGACCCTTACAGAGGGTACGCAGGGTGCAGCGTCATGGATACCCGCAGATGGTGAAACGGGAGAGGACAAGGCAAAAGAGGTTGAGTTACGTCTTGAAAATGGTGAGTTCAGAGTGAAGTCTGACAAGACTGTTTTTGTTGATAATAGCGGAAAGGAAACTGTACTCATCAAGGATGGGAAGCTATCAGCGGAACTCATTGACGCAGTGAAAATCGTTGCAGCAGGCATACAAGCACAGACGATTGACGCTAAGAACGCAATCTTTAAGAACCTCACCGTTGAGGGTGACAGTACTTTCAGGGGTAATCTTGACGGTGTAGAGGGGTCGTTTAAGAGATTAAACTGTATGTCTTATGACGGAAAAGATATAGTAGGCGGTATCACCTTTGATGGAAGCGGAAGAATGGTGTTTACGGGAGACTTAGTTTTTCAAGGCTTAAAAACCGTAAATGGCATTCAGCGAATAACAAGACTTTTGACAAGCGACCTTTGGGTACGTGGCCAGTTCGGACATAATGCCCGTATATGTGCAGTGATACAAGACGAATATATGTACGTACACCATACGGGACACATTGATTCCAAAGGTATAAAAATTAAACTCGGTGTTGTTTCTTTTCCAAGTAGGACAAACCCCAATGTCAAGGGTTCGGCATACAAAATACCGCTATATAGTCCAGGCAGACAAGGAGTTCTCGGAGAGGATGGAACACTTGTAGACGTTGATAACCCTAATATCAACAACCCGACAGACCCTATCAGCGCAGAAGAAATGAATCCTGCACTTGAAATACCCAACGGGGCAAGTATTGATATGGTGATATTTAATTGCACCCGTTCAGGCGTTTATGTTTTCGACAAAAAAAGTATAGGATACGGTAAGGCATGGACGGTTTTTAATGGGAATAATGGCGTCAACGTGTCAACAGTCACCCAAGAGGGAGTAATAATTCTGAACGGTGGAGAAGTACGAGAGTTTACGTATGTTAACCCCGAATGGCTAACACCCAAAATAACGGACGTTGGAGGAGGTATCATAACGAGTTCGGGACGTGATATGAATTGATAATAACGACAATAACAACAACACAAAAAAAAGGAGTAATTATGAGAAAGTTTTTAGACGGAGTGTATCGGGTATTCGGTAAACTCGCAGAGGTAGGAAGTGACAAGTACTTGCACCTCATTGCAGGGCTTATCTTAGCATTCGTGATTGGTAAGTTGCTTGCCCATGTTGAAGCGTGGGCTTTCCCTGCAATTACAGGTGTCTTGCTACTAATGGTAGCGAAAGAGAGTGTAGATTATTACCTCCGCAAAGAGCAGTTCGACTTAAAGGACGTAGCTGCTGGTGTGGTAGGTGCAGTTGTCGGAGTAATACTTTGTCTGCTATGAATTATATAGAACAAATTAAATACTTGTTAGGTAGCGTGCTAAGTGGTATTTTAGGGATATTCTTTCCCATTCGTGACTTCATGTATGCAATGGTAGTAGTCTTTGCTCTTAACTATCTGTTTGGATGGATAGCAGGCATGACACAAGGCGAGCGTTGGGACTGGAAAAAATCAATGGTATTCTTTCGTCATTGCACATTGTTTTTTGTTATGACATCAGCGGTATTCATTACAGGGCATTTCCTGCACAATGAAGATGAAACTGTGGGCGTAGTAAAGGTGTTATGTGGTGTAGCAATATGGTTCTACTCAACTAATATCGTGCGAAATTGGCGGATAATGCTTGTTAAAGACACTACCATGTGGAAAGTAGCAGGGTTCGTGTATTACGTGTTAACGCTTAAGATGGTAGACAAAATACCATATTTAGGAGAATACCTCAATACCACTGGAACTAACCCAACACAAGATAGCGACAAGGCGACTATTGAATAATTAACAACACAGACAAATAGGAGAAAAAGAAATGGAAACAGTAACACTTGGTGAACAAACTCAAGGACATGAAGAGGGATTATCACGTATCAATTATAAGAGTGATTTCCCACTTGCAGTAAAATTGGTTAAGAACGGTCAGCCCGTAGCCTTTCCTGATTGCGATTTTTCAATCGCTGCAAAGACTGAAAACGGCTTTACCGTGTACAAGGCAGAGAGAAAGAACGGAGTATGTAAACACTGTAAGCAGGATGGCGATCGCCTGATTGTGTTCTTTGACAATCACGGACTTGGCAAAGGACGTATCGAGGTAGAATGTGTCATTGACAACCCCGATGCAGACTACACAGAGGATGGAATACGTCAGGAGACGTACAAGGCAAAAGCACCTGTCGTTCTTGTTGATGATAACGGCGATGCGCTCGACTTAAGACTACCTGAGCCACGTGTGGTTGAGAAAGTCGTAGAAAAGATTGTGGAGAAACCCGTTGAGAAAATCGTGGAAAAGGTCGTGGAGAAAGAAGTTCAACTGCCATCAGAGATAAAGACACTTACCGAAGCAACGGTTAAGGTGATGAAAACTCATCCTGAAACAGGTGCTATTGGTTTCTTTAATTCAGGAAGTGCAGTGTTGGATGCCTTAGCATCGGAGGAGTTGGGCAATTTTCCTACAGACGTGCTCCATGATGGCACTTTGGAGGAAAAGGTGACGACGGCATTAGGAACAGATGCCAGCAAGGATTTTGAAGAAGTGCCATTGATTAAACAAGTAGGACTTATCTCCTTGTTAAGGAATTATGCTAATTCGACGGACATAGGCTTTCCGATTAATTGTCAACGACTATTCGCAGGCGTCTATTTAAACAACCTAAGCCTTACATTGAGAAGTCAGATGGATATTCGTGCAATGTTTTTCGGGTCTTATTTCGATGTATTGACCATTCACCTAACCGATGGGTTTGAGATAGCAAAGGAAATGAGTGTCGCCGTCAATAGCAATTCTTCTCACGAAGATTGGGTGAACTATCGCAATTCCGATGATAGCGAAGAACTGACAAGTTATGAAGATGGCGGACGTATTAGAATCCTTCGTTTGAAGTTTGACCCTAACAAAATGGAGCACGCTATCACCTTAATTCGCAACTTGGGCTTTGGGTGTGTTCAGCAGATATTCTTAGAACCTACGGGGGAGATTGGTGGAAAACAATTCGGAGGGTGGCTACTTGAAGCCCTTAAGCCTTATACAGATAAGGAGAAAGCCGTTAAAGATGCAAATGGTCAACCTTTCATGCCTAATATATCAGGAAATGGCGAATATTCTGGCTCGCTTGATATGGAATATCCTCAAAAAGCAGAAGAATACCTTACCAAGGGGTATCAGTTACTATAATTTAAAGTATTATGGCAAATTTCACAATAGGAGAATTAATTCAGTCCTCAACCGCAA